GTGCGAATGCACTCGACCGTCGCCGTGACAGAATTTTAGGATGTTATTGATGAAAGTTCCGCTGGTTTTGTTTAAACTGCGGGCTTGGACGATTAATTGTGGCAATTTCTCACTGTGTTCTGCCAGAAACTGCTTTTTAAACGAGGGCGCACCCTTTTCTGTCTTTGGATACGGTATTGACAGGTCATCGAAGGCTTTTGCAATAGAATTTGCCGCCCAGATCTCTACATCTCTGCCCACTAAGCTTTTTATCTCTTTTAGGACTAATTTCTCCCGTTTTAGGATCGCGTCGCGCGTTCTTTCGGTTTTGTCCATATCAACGCGAACACCTCGCCATGTCATGTTGACTAGGCAGGGGAGCAAGTCTAGCTCCAGATTTACAATACTCCAGAGGTTTTGCTTACCGATCTCTACTTTTAGGTAGTCCCAGAGTTGCAGGGTAACTTCTGCATCTGTCTGGGCGTAGGGTCCAACGTACATGGCGGGCATTTTCCACATGTCTGCCTTTGGATCAAAACCAAACTCTTTGGCGGCTTCTCTGAGTAGGCTTTCGTTCTTTGCCAGCCCCAGATACTCAAACGCTAGTGAGTTTAGTGCATAGGAAAACTTATTTTCATCCAGAAGCGAAGCAACAACCATTGTGTCGATTATCCGCCCGTTTATCTCAAACCCCATACGTTTGATCCAACCTACGTCATATTGCGCGTTGTGCATTACTTTATCGGCGGGGCAGTCAAAGACTTTCTTGAGCCACTTGTTGACTATCTTTTCGTCTAGGTTTCCGCCACCACGGTGTCGTGTAGGAATATAGCCTGCCCAATCTGCTGTAGCCACTGCATAGCCGACCACTTCACCATCTCCAACAGCCCAACCGGGTCCGCTTGTTTTGATGTTTGGGTCACGGGTTTCTACGTCGATAGCAATTGTAGTTGCGCCTGTTAGGTCTGGAAGTTCTGCGGGTGGAACCCACTCTGACTTTAGCGAAGGGCTGGCTATTTTAAGCTTCATTTTTGTAACTTTCTTTTTACGGCTTCTATCTCTTGGATCATTTCGTTCTTTTGTGAGAACTCTCCCCCAAGAGCGCTATAACCAACTTTATCTATCCAAGAATCATCGTGATCCAGAGTGTTAAGTAGCCGTGCTGTCTTCACCCAATCCATCATCAACACAACGTGTTGCGCGGTCAGTTCGCCGTGGCTTACCAGTGCGCCTTTCATAATAATGTTCCAACCCTCCGCTATTCTGTTGTGGTTGTCGAACGCATCGCCGTAGTCCTTGGCGCGTTGGCCATTTATCAGTTCTTTTGACAAATCCAGTATTTCATCACGTTTCATCTTCTTTCTCCCTTGGATAATAAACTAATACAAAGCTCTCGCATTTAGGGCATGAGAGGTTTGTGACCATGCTGTAAGCCTCGTACATATATTCAACGTCTTCACCCTCGTTTGCGGCTATTCCTGTGGCCATTATATCGACATCACAGTCGTGATCGCCGCCCCAAATAAGCTTTGTCTTGCAATGCCAACAGTTCATTGTAATTTCTCCTCTGGTAAAACGTGTTTCCTACACTCAGAACATTCGTCCTCAGAATATTTGTCCCACCAACAGGTCCATCTATGTCCGCATTTGCATAGGTAATTCCAACAATTCATAGATCATAACTCCTTGTGAAGTCTTGAGGTTCAACGATAAACAGGCTTTGTTTAGCGCGGGTTACGCCCACATAGAATACGCGGTGCGTGTCGTCTGGGTTAACATTCATTTGTTCTTCGGCGGCGGGCGATAGGTCCGTGAACAACACAACGTTGTCCGCCTCTCCGCCCTTTGCCCCGTGAATTGTTGACACGGTTATGCGTGGCTCGCCGTTAAAGCGTTCGCCGCGTCGAAGCATTGCAATGATGTAGGCTCTGTCGTTCTCTGGAAGTCTGTCCATAGCAACGTGCCAAACCATATCTTCTGTAGCTAGAAGCCCGTGGGCCGCGGTCAGTGTTTCGAGGGTTACGAAGTCTGTATCTTCGACGGCGGTCAGGGTTTTAAAGCCTCTTTTCACGCGGTCTTTAGTTGACATGTAGCTGTATATTTTACGCGCTACGGCTCCTGTGATTTCTTTGCCTTTGCGCAGTTGCTCCCAACCATTAACGGCGTCGGATATCTTTTCGGAGATGGAGCGATGGCCGCGATTTATGAACAGGTATCCGGAGGACCGGAGTTCTGTGGCTACGGGCTGTAGTTGGTATCCGGCTTGGGCGAGGATGAGCCACGATCCTTCTGACATGTCGATCTCTTCGACGCTAAATATTCGGCGTATTGATCCGTATTCATCGACCTTTGGTTTGTATTCTTTAAGGAAGCGCTTACCGATACGGGACACGACCCGTTCTGCCAGTTCGTGGATTAGGAAGGGAACGCGGTAAGACTGTGACAGGGTTTCTGACCCGCCGTCCAGCCCGATAAAGTGGTCTACATCTGCGCCTGCCCAGCGGTAGATGGCTTGGTCATCGTCGCCCGCGCAGTACATTCTTTTTGATCGTTCGTCTAGGATGTGCGCTATGTCCCATTGTAGAGGAGAAAGGTCTTGCGCTTCATCTACAAAGCATAAGTCAAAGTTAGGACAGTTATACTGACCTTCTTTAGGAAAACTTTCCAGCATATCGGTGAAGTCGAACAACTCCATGTTTTCTTTGTAGCTGGTTAGGCACTTGTCCACGTAGGTTACAATATTCCACTCTATTTCTATAGGGGTTTCGTTGTACTGTTGGCGGAGCGGTACTTTGCGCATTCGGGCAAGGTTAATCAAACCCAAGATAGGGTCTGTTGCTTTGGTCATATCTGGAAGATCGTCCGCAAAGTTATTGGTACGTGCTACGTTTAGCTGTACTCCCATTTCTTTGGAAAGTTCTCTATAGTTTTCGTCTTGCATTACCTGTTCGGGGCGTATGTCAGAACAGGTCAAAGCTAGGCTGTGTAGTGTCCGGAAGTAGAACAAGTCCTTCTTGGGATCTAAACCAAAGCGTTTCGCGGCGCGTTCTTTTGCTTCGTTGGCGGCTTTGCGTGTAAAAGCTAGGAAGGCTATGTTCATTGGGGCCACGCCCTTTTGGAGCGCGTCGTCAACCATGTTAAGAAGTCTGGTTGTCTTTCCCGTTCCGGGAGGGCCGAATATCCTGAACATTTTTCTTCTCCCTTTCGTAAATCTGCCACACGCGCTGTTTGCTTATTTTAAACCATTTAGCGACGGCGGTTTTTGTCATGTGATGTTCGTCGATCATTCGGACGATCTCTGCGTTTCGCATCTTTTTAAGAACTGTGTCTGTCAAAACGGACTCTCCTGTTTTGGAGTAAAGTCTGGGGTTGTTATATCTATGTCCCCAATCTCAAATGCTGGGATCTGCCAGACCCGCACTGCGCGGCCTTTGATCTTCAGAACGGTGCTATCGCCGTTAATGTCACGAAGGCGCTGGGCAATGCGGTGTGACTTGTACTCAAAGAATTTGTTCTTCTTTAGAAAGTTTTCGAAGTCTTTTAGGCGGAAGAAGGTTACCATTGCGTCCTCATCGGTCCAAGGGCGGCGGAGTAAGATCTCTTCTTTGTCCTGCGCCTGCTGTAGGAAACGACAGAACTCTTCGAGGTAGTCGTAGAACTGACCGCTAACACTGGCATCCACTGCTACTTCCATGATGGCGCTTTCGTTCTCGCGCATTTCGGTAAGCAGAGAACTGATACGGCCTTCCCACTGTTGCTTTGCGGCGCTTCGCGGCATGAAGTTGAGTTGCTCCATGCAGGCTTTCTGAAAAAGCGGCTGGCTCATCAGGGCGTCAGTGTCTAGCTCCAGCGGCTCGCCGTTTACATCCATAAACCAGACAGGCGGCGTTGAGTTATACTTACGCAGATTTGCTACCGTTGCATTCTGCACAGCGGAGCCGATACCAAACTTACGGGTCTGGCATAGCTCTTTGTTACAGTGCGCGTTGATAGGCGCGTCGCTACAGCGGTAGGCGTAATCTTTGCGCTCAAGCTGTTTCGCAACGACCATAACTTCTGATAACGGCAACGGCGGCTCAAAATACTGCATATTGTAGGTCAGGATCTCTGTCTCCCAGCTATCTGGGAACGCCTTGCGAAGGTATACGCCTATATTAAACAGACCGTTATTGCGCCCACCCTCAGAGATTTTCTCTTTTACTAGGTGCTGTAGGCACGGAGGGCCGTCTCTTACAGGCGTTGCTTCGGTTGCTTCTGTTATCTGAAGCTTCTGGACTTGCTCTGGCGTTTGAGCGTGGGTTTCATATAGCTCAAAGAACTCTTCTAGCGTGGCCGAAGTGCCGTCGTCTAGGATGCCGTAGCGCAGACCATCTTCTGCATTATAATAAGGTAGGTTTAGAAAGTTGCCTACATCTCCACGATCTAAGTGAAGTTTGATCTGCTTTGGAAATATCTCACTCTCGCCGTAGCCCAGCGCGGCGGCTACACTTTTAAGAGACTTCTGCATGTCTTTTGCTTCAACCCAATCTTTACAGAATAGGAAGCAGTGCGCTCCGCCAGACTTAGAACGACATACGACAAGCGGAAGTTTAAGCTTCCTGATCTTTTCTAAAAGAACTTTGTGATCCAGCGGGTACTGGTCAATATCTACACAGCCCCACTTGCACATGTTCTCTGCGTTAATCGGGATAATGCCGATAGAGTTTCCCTTACCCGACAGGTGGCCCTCCCACAGACCCGCGTTGCGCGGTTCACGAACGATGCCTGCTTTGCCTGTATTTTTCCCGTTGGACTGAGTTTTCTCAATCCGGTATGTGCCGTAAGCTTCTTTTAGTCCATCAAAGATAGACGAGAACTTTTTAACTGTCATGGTTATGTCCTTGCGGTAGGGACTGCCGAAGCAGCCCCTTAGTAAAACTTAAAACGGTATGTCGTCAGCGCCTTCGCCTTTGTCTTCATCGTTTTGGTGCTTTACAACCACGTCGCCAGTAAGAACACTTTCTGAGAACGCTTTTGCCCTAGCGTATACGGAAGCGTCTTGCACGGGGTTTTCGCGGGACATTTCCCAACCGTGCCAGCTACCTTTAGAGTTCTCTTCGGCTTCCGCTTTGATACGGTAGACGTGAGAGAAGCGGGGTGGTGTGAACGGACCGTTCTTACCCTGCATTGTCACTGACTGAATCATGCTGTTCCACTTACGGCTTTTCTTTAGCTGTGTGGACTTCATTGCAATCAGCGCAGTTTCTGTTGAACCGTCTTCGTTGACGATCATAACGTAGTGCTGGTGAGTTTCTTCAATATAATCACCGTCACCGCCGATAACGTAGTTTTTGTTATCTTCTTTGCTACGCTCAGTCTTTGGCATAGCCG